CCTAGATGGCCGCCCGGATGTGCCAGTCGGTGCGGAAGTCGATCTGCATGAACCCCGCGCCGCCGGCGATCCCGACCAGGCGCGCGCGGGCCTCCTCGAAGGGGCCGTAGCCCGCCCCGGGCTGCCAGCCGGCCAGAGCGACGCGCACCGAGGTCTTGAGCGGCTCGAGCCCCGCCCGCGTCCTGTCGCCGGAGCGGTCGCCGGCGCGCTTGTCGACGATCAACACGCCGATGGTCTCCACCACCCGCTGGCTCAGCAGGCCGGTGAGGATGTTGCCGCTCTCGGCGTCCTCGCCCACCGACAGGATGAAGGCGTGGGGGAATTGAGGCGGCAGGATGTTGCGGCCCAGCAGGTCGGCGAGCTCGAGCGCGCCCTCGACGCCCTTGAGCGCCGCCACCTCGGCCGTGAGCCGGTCGATGACCGCCTGGGCGAGATCGATCGGCGGGCTCATCTTCCAGCCTCCGGTCCCGCCCGCTCGGCGAGCCAGTCCTCGATCTCTGTGAGCGCGATCCCTTCCTGCTCGTCGTCGATCCCGAGGAAGGGGCGGGCGGGGATGGAAACCCGGCTGGGCGACCGGAAGCCCCCGTCGGCGAGGCGGAAGCCGAGCCGGCCGCCGCCTTTCGCCCGGATCGTGCCGCCGAACTGGTGGATCGCGGCGTAGATCACGTTGGTGCCGACCCGCACCGACCGGGCCCCGGCCTCATAGGTGATCGAGTCCGAGAGGCGCCCCCGGTCGACCAGCGTACGGCCGCCCTGGAGCGTGGCGCGGAGCGAGGGCGGCCAGCGCGTGCCGCCCGGCCCCGCGCCCTCCTCGAAGCGGCGGCCGGTGTCGGCCTCGATGGCCGCGCCGACGCGCTTCATCGCCGGGGCCAGATCATCGGCGGCGGCGCCGAGGCGGGCCAGCAGGGCGCGGACCTCGCGGTCGTCGATCCTCAACTGGGCGCCCGCCATCGCCTAGAACCCCTTCATGCTGTCGCGGCTGAAGGTGCGCTCGGGGCCCTCGGTCTCGGGCCGCTGGCCCGGCGCGTCGGGCTCGGCGCCCTCGACGTCGAGCCGGATGGTGCCCTTGGACAGGCCCTCGAGCATGCGGATGGAGCGGTCGTAGTTGAGCCGCGCCTCCTCCGGCGCGCCGTGGGGGTGGAGCTTGTAGAAAACGATGTCGGCCGCGATCGGGGTCAGCATCGGCGGGGTGGAGGCGAGCGGCAGCTCGTAGCGGGCGCCCAGGTACCCGTCGATCACCGCGTCGGCGTCGGCGATCGCGCGGTCGGCCACGTCGGCGTCGATGACGTCATCGCCGTCGCGGTCGGCGAGCTGCTGCATGGTCGGCTCGCCGAAGCGCTCGATCAGCTCCGTCAAGGTGATATAGGCCATCGGGCCCCTCTCAAAAAGTGGGGCGGCGGGGTCGGCCCCACGGCGGTGACTTCACCTCGCGCCGCGGCCCCCGCCGCCCCCGTGAATTCCGCCCGGGGCTACTTCCGGCCGCCGCCCGTCTTGCCTGGCGGCTTGGCGGCGGGCCCGCCCGGGGGCTTCTTATCGAGGTCGGCCTCCTGGGGCTCCTGCACTTCCGCGACATCACGGACGACGAGGGTGGGCTCGGCCAGGATCTGCGCGAGCTGCGCCGCGGTGAAGCTGCCCGTCTCGTGGAGGACGGGCTGGTCGGGGTGTTCGATGCCGCCGCGCCGGAAGCCGGCGCGCTTGGAGACGATCTCGATGTACTTCTCTTTTCCGGTCGCCATGTCGGGCCCTCCTAGGCGAGCCACGGCGTGACCAGCAGGTCGGCCGTGTTGCGGTAGACGTTGGTGGCGCCGGCGGCGTCGCGCTCGGCGTTGAGGAGCTCGAGCGCCTGGCCCTCGAGGCCGGGCGGCACCGCCAGCAGGTCCGGCATGATGCCGAGCGGACGGCCGTGGTCGCCCTTGAACGCCATCATCGATTCGCGGGCCAGCTTGTAGGTGGTCTTGGAGAGCGCCTGCTTCGAGCCCCAGGCGAACTGCCAGAAGCCGAAGCCGACGTTGGAGCGCCCGTCGACGCCGTAGATGAATTCCTTCTTCATGAAGACGTTCTGATCGTCCTCCTTGTCCAGCGCCACGAACATCGGCTCCTTGCGCACCTGGCGGAGGATCGGCTTGAGCGCCCGCTTGGTGGCGAGGAGGAACCACGGGGTGCCGCCGCCGCCGTCGGTGTTGGCGACCGAGGCGACCGAGCCGTCGGCCTGGATCACCGGGTGGTCGGTGTCGAAGAAGGGTTGGCCGTCATAGGCGAGCCCGGTGAAGCCGGTATTCAGCAGGCCGAACACGAGCTCGTTGGGATGGGCGCCGGTGGCCTGGCCCATCTCCTCGAAGAGCGGCGCGTAGACCCCGTACTGGTCGTCGTCGAGGTCGTCGCGGTCGACCCCGACGGTGAGCTCGTGGTGCTTATTCACGATCGTGTAGTCGTGGGCGGCGAGGTTCTGCACCACCCGGTCGCCGATCCACTCGCGGATGCCGGGGACCTTGCCGATCCAGCCGTATTTCTCCTCGCGGGTGGAGGACGGCACCCGGGTGGCGATGCGCTCGTGGTCCGAGGGCGCCATGCCGAGGCCGCTCTGGAACGCCGTCTTGAAGCCCTGGAAGACGATGCCGAGGTTGGCCTGGTTGATCATGATGCCGGCCAGGCCGATGACGCTGAAGGGCGCAGCGTCCGCCCCGAACGTCACGCCCAGGGGCGTGCATCCGCACAACGGCGCCGCGGCGAGCAGCGCGCCGGTGGACCCGCCGGCCGGCAGGCCCGCGCCGAGGACGGCCAGCCCGGCCAGGCCGAGGACCATCAGCCCGGCGAGGCCGGGGAGGATGAGAGCTTTGAGGATCATGTCGGGGCTCCTTACACGAAGGTGATCGCGCCGGACGCGACCAGCTTGCCGTCGGGCATCACCAGGATCAGGAACCAAGTGTCGGCGCCGGACTCGGTGATGGTGATGTCGATGTCGCCGTCGGCCTCGCTGACCAGCTGGAAGGCCTTGCCGGCGACCAGCGGGATGGCGAGCCCGTCGGCGCCGATGGCGGCGCCGCCGTCGGGCGCGGTGCCGGCGATGGAATCGCCGTTGGCGTCGTCCGACAGGTAGGCGAGGACGTGGCCGCGGACCGCGAGGTCGGCGCCGGCGGAATCCTTGAGCTGGATCGTGACGTTGATGTCGGCGCCGGCCTGGGCCCCGACCACGATCGCCGGCGTGCCCATCTTCTCGTAGACCCCGAGGTTGGCGCGCGAGGTCGGCTTGCTGGCGACGTCCGACAGGTTGTTGGCGGCGGCGAGGCTGCCCGAGAGCGGCCCCTCGACATGGCCGGTCAGCACCCAGACCCCCTGGGCGTCGACGTCCACGACGGTGCCGGCCGGGCTGCGGGTGCCGGTGCCGTCGGTCTTGGCCACGGTCTGGTCGTCGACGATGTAGGCCGTCGAGCCGACGTTGGCGATGGTGATCTCCTCGCCGCCCTCGGAGTTGCCCCAGCGGAAGATGCCGCGGTCGACATCGACGCTGAGGTCGCCGTTGGCGCCGGCCGAGTTGTCGACCTGCCCGGCGGCGCGGCCGAGCGCCCGCTTGGCCACCGCGGTCGCGCCTGGCTTGGCCACCGCGCCGTCGAGCATGACGAGCGAGCCCGCGAAGATCTTCGTCGCCGCGGCGACAGGCACGGTGATGCGGTCGCCGCTGCGGGCGGCGGTGTTGCGGTCTGTGGTGAGGGCGGTCATGCGGCGTCTCCTTCCTCGAGGTCTTCGTCACGGGTCTTGCGGAAGGCCGCCTCGTCGAGCCCCATGGCGCGGCAGACGGCCTTCTCGTCGTCGCTGAGCGCCGCACCCTTCTTCGCCGGGGCGGCCGCGCCGGCCGCGCCGGGGGCGAGCACCACCGGCTGCTTGGAGACGAAGGCGTTGAAGCCGTCCGGGTCCTTGGCGGCGAAGCCGATGGCCCACTCGCGCTGGGCGGGGACGATCTTCCCCTCCTTCACGGCGGCCTCGACCTTGGCGGTGGCGCGCTCGGTCGCCTGGGCGCCGAGCACCTCGCCGAGCTGCCTGTTCACCTTGTCGAACTCCTCGCGGGAGACGGACGTGCCGGAGTCCTTGGTGCCGCCGTCGCCCTTCTTGGCCAGCGCCGTCTCGACCGCCTTGGCATCGGCGTCGTCTGGGAGCGCCAGCGCCTCGCGCGTGGCCTTGGCGATGGCGGCGTCGCCGGCGGCCGCCTCGACCGCCGCGACAACGTCGGCGGCCTTGGTGTCCCCCTTGAGCCCGAGGGCCTTGCGGATCGAGGAGAAGGAGTCGCCCGCGAGCGAGTGATCCGCCTCGCGCTCCTTGAGGCGAGCGATGACCGCGTCCTCGTCGGCGTCGGCCTCGAGGAGCAAGATCTCGCGAAGCTTGGCGATGAGATCCATGTCGTTTTCCTTTCGCGCCAGCGCGGTGAGATCCTCCAGCGCCGGGTTGTTGGTGAGGGCCGCGCGCAGCAGGCGGGTCACGGCCTTGGTCGCGCGGCTGAACTGGAAGACGGGGGAGAGGAAGCGGTATTCCTTGTCGCGGATCATCCCGGCCGCCCGCTCGGTCCACTCGACCCGGCCCCAGATGCCGTCGGCCCGGGCGGCGAGCTCCTTGATCCACCCCGCCGCCGGCGCCGGCTGGCCGTTCCTGGGCGCGTTGTCGGTCTGGTGCTCGAAGTCGAGCACGAGATCCCGCCCGCCGGCCGCCCGAAGCAGGGTCTCCGCGTCGCGCAGGTGGAAGGGGCCGCGGCCGTCGTTGGTCGTGAACGTCCCGGAGGGCAGAAGGTGGACCCACTCCGGCGGCTCGCCGCCGGCGGCGACGATGGCGAAGGTCATGTGGGCGGTGCCGAACTCCATGGCGGCGGAGGATAGCCCCGCGCCCGGGCGTTGGGCAGCGGCCCCGCGGTTCGGGGAAAACCGCCCGGAGCGCGGCGAATTTCGACGAATTTCGACGCCTCTCGACGCCGGACGCCGCCGGGAGGGGCGAGGACGCCCCGAAACATCGCCGTTAAACGGGGTTTTAAACACGAGGACGGGCGTCCCGCCCGCGCCGGTAGGTGGGGCGCTCCCCGGGCGCCGATGCGCCTCCTCGACGCTCCTGGCGCGTCGTGCCCGGCACGCATCCGCATGACGTGCCGGGCACGTATCCGCATGACAGGTCAGGATGGAGTAGAAATTGACCGGCGCGGCGTCCGGGGCTATCGTGGTGTCCGTGATTTCGGCACACGCCGCTGGCGCGCTTCAACGGCCGGGATCCGAAGCCCGGCGGCCCGCGCGCCGGGCTTCATTCGTTGGGCGCGCGCCGCCAGGCCAGGGTGCCGCCGCGCTGCCGCATGATGTAGGATGCCCGTTCGGGGTCGAACGCGGTGACCCCCGTCCACCCGTTGGGACCGACGTCGAACAGCACGAAGGCCGGCACGTCCTCCCCCGCCACCCGCCAGCGCGCCATGTAACGGCGCAGCAGGGTGAAGCGGCCGGGTGGGTGCTCCTCCCACTGCCACCAGATCTCGTCCGGGCTCTTGATGGTGTCGGCCAGCAGCAGCAGCGCGCGCTCCCGGCCGCGCACCGTGACCTTGAGGCCGCCGCCTGGCCGGCGGAAGAGCGCGTCGCCGATCACCACCGGCTCGCCGATGACGTCGGTGAACACCGCAGGGCGCTCCGCGGTGGCGCCGAACTCGGCGAGGAAGCGCGCGACGTAGGAGTCCGGGCTTTGCCCCCGCGGCAGCAGCCGGGACGCCGGCGCCGTGCGCGGTGCCGGCATCGCGGACCCGGCCGGCGGGCCGGAATAGGGGGTGGGCAGCGGACCGCTGCGCGGCGGCGGCGTGAGGCCGTCCATGCGCCCCTTGCCGATATTGTGGCCCCAGCCCGGGTCGATGCCCTCGGGCACCTCGACGGTCTCCCCCGTGCGGGCGTTTCGGTAGGGCCGGGTCTTGACCTCCGGCCGGTCGGTGACCTCGAGGTTGCGGCGCTCCAGGTCCCGGTCCGAGAGCTGCTGGACTTGGCAGCGGCAGCTCCAGCCGTTGGGCGGGAAGTGGGTGTCCCAGAACGGATCGTCGTGGGGCAGGATCGTGCCGTGCCAGGCGCGGTGCTCCGGCCGGGTGCGGGAATCCAGCACGGCGACGTAGCGCAGATAGGGCCGCCGGTCCTTGGTGCGCTCCATGCGCTCCCACCGCCCGGCCGCCACCGCCGAGCGCAGGTTGGCGTCGAACATCACCCGGAGCCGCCGCGGGCTGCCGAGCTGGGCCGCGACGCTCTCCCCGGTCCTCGGGTCGATGACGGCGCGCCGCCCCCACCAGCCCTTCTCCTGGAGCACCGGCGTGAGCTTCTTGGCGAAGTCCTGGAAGGTCTCGCCCTTGGCGATCGCGTCGTCCAGGGCCGTGCGGATGTCGGCCAGGATGTCGAGGCGCATGGCCTTGGCGACGGTGAATGCCCTGGCGTGCTCCTGGCCCCACACCTCGCGCCAGTCGAAGCCGATCCGGAACCCCTTGTCGCGGAAGAACCGGACGGCTTCCGCCGGCGGCAGGGCGACGAGATCGACACCGGCCACGGCTCAGGCCCTCTTGCCGCCCGGCGCGCATTCGCACGTCATGCGATGCTGCCCGTGTCGGTCACCTTGAGCTCGGGGGTCTCGACCATCTCCTCCCCGGCCGAGGTGGCGACCTCGCAGTAGATGACGTAGATGCCGGCCGGCTGGTCGGCGGCGCCGGCGGCGTCGTCCAGGGTGAACTCGACCCGGGGCCCGTTGATCGCCCCGGCGGGGCTGCCGAACTGCGCCGAGACCACCGCGCCATCCTTCTGGACGCGGAGCGCCAGCACCGAGTCGAGCGTCTCGCCCGCCTCGAGCCGGGCGGTGAAGTCGATGGCGAAGACCTCTTTTTCGTTGCGGTGCTTCAACAGGCGCATGGCTGATCCCTTTCACTGGCCCCTTTTACTGGCCCCTTTTCCTGGCGACGTGGACACGCGGCCGCCTCCGCGCGCCGGCGGCGGCCACCCGGTCGCGCGCCCTGGCGATCGCGACCTGGCTGATGGCCGCCGGACCGCCCGCGGTGGGCGTGAGCGCCAGCGCCGCGCTCGCTTCCCGCGCCTGGCCCAGCGCGAGAGCGATGGCGCCGGCGGCCGGCATGACCGCCGGCGCCGCGTCCGTCTCCTGCGCCCGGCCCAGGCCCACGGCGGCGAGGGCCGCCAGGATGACCGGCAGGGGGAGGGAGATCTCCGAGGCGATGCCGAGGGCCAGCGCGACGGCGCCGGGTTGCGGCGCGATCGCAAGCGCCGCGTCGGCTTCCTGGGCCCGGCCGAGGGTCACCGCGATGGCGCCGGCGGCCGGCGCGATGGGCAGGGCCGCGTCCGTTTCCCCCGCCTGCCCGAGCACCGCCGTCTTGGCACCGCTCGACGCCGCGATCGCCAGGGCCGCGTCGGTCTCCTGGGCCTGGCCGAGGACCACCGTGGCCTGGGCCGCGGCCGTCACCGGGAGGGCGGCGTCCGCCTCGGCCGCCGGGCCGAGGGGAACGCTGGCGGCGCCGGCCTGGG